AGAAAGTCGTCAATTTCTCGACGATCTTCCTCACTCTTTGCCTCTTGTTGCGCCTTGCGCTTAGTACGAAAGTCGGTCTTTTTCAATGTCATCATCGCTACTAAAGTAGTCAATCAGGTCTTCATATTTTTCTTCTACCTGATCCGCTAGGAACTCCACCAGCTCCTCACTTGTAACATCCAGAAGTTCTAAGATGGTCAGTTCGTCAAGTTGAACCAACTTTTCCATCAACTCCTGAATAGTTAGGTTGCTTTGCAACATCATTATCCTCATAATAAATACCGCGAGACAGCCGGTTGGCCACTAACCACTCCATAATTGCTCCCGGTGAATCTTCCCAACCCCTCAGCAACCAAATCGCATCACAATCAGCTACCAATTTAATATCCACTGCCATACAATCTGCCCAGTCAGCATTGAGGTCAGGATTAACTTCCGCAGGATTAATTACTTCATGCCCATCCCGGCGAAGCCGGGCTGTTACTCGATGGAAGTTGTCAAAATTAAGTCCCGGATAACCAGTCATCGGACCCGCTACATATACTTTCAACGATCATCTCCTGAGCCCGACAAAGTACCTCGGGCCTTCCGACTAGCCAGTTTGTCTAAATTTATCTGAGCAATTTCGCTCAGAGGAATTTCCAAAGAGTCTGCAAGTGCGGCAACATGCCAAAGAATGTCGCCCAATTCCTTGTGCAGATTCTTTTCATACTCATGAGGAGATGATCCCTTATCCCGTATAAACTTGGCAACAAGTCCCATGAATTCACCAACCTCACTGCCAAGATTAATTAAAGCATAATCAAAATCAGCAGTGGGAAGGCGTGTTTTCATTGCCGCAACCTGATATTCATCGAGTGTCATCGGGTACCCACAAGTCGTTCACATCAGAACGCCGCTTGAAATTATAAGACAAAAACATCCAGTTACAACCAAGATGATCAATGTGATGTAGCCCACTTTCGCCATCAATATACTCACCTTTCTTGATAGCCCCAAGATGGCGCTCCAGAGAAGCAACCAACCGGCTGTTTTTAATACCCAGTCGCCAGTTGTTGGCGTCATACTTATTGGCACCGAAGGTAAGTACGGCAGCCAACCCTTCCAGTGCCCAAGGATCGAGTAGATCCATCCGAGGCTTGTCAGTATCGTATTTAGTACCCCCATCACTCATCGAGAATGATCCTCCCGCCTCCAATATCTTCCACCTCACGGGCATCGAATACAGATTGATCGGAGGTAATCTTAAGTTTTTCCAATCGATCTTCATCACTTCGCTCCATCGTGGTGAGCCGTTCGTGTAGACTCATCAAATAAATCGAAAGAAGATGAAATGAGCTGGCGTTTGCATGCCGCAATTCATCAAGCTCTCCCGATAGGATTGCAGCTTCCGCTGTCTTGTTGAGCATGTACAATTCAGCCCAATTAGGTTTATACTCATCGTTTGGTGTGTGCAATGTAACCGTCCTCACTATGGCGAATTGATATTCTTTACTTGCCATACTTACGTTCTAAGTACCCCAAGGATACGAACATTTCGTCGAATTCACCATCATCAACTTCATTAAGCATAACAACACCACGCCAGTGTTTATTACCCTGAGGTCCCATATAATCTTCATTATGTTCGTAGCAGCTGCCCGCGATGATAGAAGCAATGCGTTTCCCATCAGCCCGGTATCCATAAGCCACTTGCCGACCTTGCTGGTGTCCCGCTACGCAGGACATATGCTTTTTATTAAGAGTGAGTTGAGCGGTCCCAATAGGACGGCCGGCAACACCGCTGACAAAATAATGGCTATAAGCAATCCCATCACGAACAATAACCTCAAGGAAAGGGGCCACTTGCCAGCCATACTTTTCATAACCCAAGTCGCTGATCCCAATAGTCCCATCGAGTTTAGGATCACCATTAACCACGCGATCAATACGGTCCTCATGGTTCCCCAATGTAAGGATCATTTCAGGGTGATACTGCTTCTTTCCGTTACGTTTTTGCTTATCATTATGATCACGCAAAGGTTTCAGTAATCTTCCCATCGCCTCGTGCGAGGATTCCACATCCGAGATGTATCTCCGTCCTTCGAAGGACTTCTTGCCAATATCGTAGCTAGACAGTGAAGGAAGATCTGCGAAGTCCCCAATACACACCACAATATCAGGCTGGTGATCCACAAGATACCTGCCAATCCGTTCCAAGTAATCAAAATTATGCCCCGGTTTTACTTGACAATCTGGAATAATAAAATGTCGTTTTGTCACGTCACTGCTCCATTTCAGGAGGATCACTAATCTCAGCTAGATTTACTCGATCTGTTCCGATAAAGGGAATGGCTCCTGATTGAATCAACACCTCAAGACCTGTTTCAATTACAAAGGCCAGTTCCTGTCCTTCTAGGACCGCTTGAAATACAACCGACCCATCTGGTCGTTCAACAATATGTTTGATGTTCACTTTAGCCACTCCTTAGGTATTGTATCCAGAGTAGCCCACTTGATACCGTGCTTAGTCGCCCATTCACCGTAGGTGGTTTTGCTGGCTCGATTAAGCTTTAGATCAGGATTTTGGAAGATCAGATATACAGTGACATCTGGATGTTGTTTTTTGATGTGGAGATGCTTTGCTCGGTCTGAGGCTCTCCAAAATCCCTTAGTCTCAAAATAGACATTTTCTCGTAATTTGAAATCGGGATTGTATGTGTGAGTAACTACGTACTCTAATCGATCAGGCTCATATTGTAATGTAGGATAGAGCCTTGCGAATGCCTCTTCTAATTTAGATTTGTATGTCCTTGCTACAGGTTTCTTCTTCGCTGAGATACCTCCCCCCTTCTAGCCAAGTATCCGGATACCAATGATCATCCTCATCTAACCAGTATCCAATCCAAGGTCTAGGTTGTAATGTATTATAGTCTAATAAAACTACTCGTGTGCCTAAGGCTGTTGTTGTTCGCTTGGGAAATGCCATCTTTCCTCTTTGGATTGTTGTAAAATATACAAACACTGCCCGTTCATTAACAGACGGGCATCATCATTGTAGAGATCTTGAACTACCTGAAACATCTCAAGCTCTGTTTCTAAATGATCAATATATCGTGCCGATTTCACGTCTCCAATGCCTCTGATACCGAAGATGTTGTCAGTCCGATCTCCTGTTAAGAGTTGGCGATAAAAACTGCGGAGGCCATCCAGCTCAGAAACAACGGTAAAGATATCTTTGCGCCAGTTGTAATGATTCCCCGGTACTTGGAGAAGATCTTTATCGATTGAACAGATAACAGTATCTTCACCCTGAGCAATTCCAAGAGCGTCATCTGCCTCAATACCATCACAAAGAATAGCTCCGTAGACTTCGATAAGGTAGGCCTTAGCATCTTGACGATACTTAGGATCAATCTTGTCCTTACGATTCGCCTTATATTCTGGATTAATATCATATCTGAAGTTATGAGAGCCTGAGAGAAACATGGTGTATGTGTCGGAATTAGTTGTAGTCATAATCCGTTCCAACATATCATCTATATCATTCACACAAGCATCCCATCCCCATTGTTCATTATATGCAGAACACGAGAAAGCCACAATGTCCGCGTCAATCAGTGCCTTCACCCCGTCGTAAACATCTCCATTTTCTTGTCCTCATAAGGAACTGCAATGTGACGATACAGCTCCATCTTAGCAGATTCAAGAACCCCTATGATTGCATTAATTTCGGTATAACTTTTTGGGCCCATATTTCGGATTAAAGCTGAGATAATGTAATTCAAATGCCCCGGCGACAGCCCACCCAACTCAGTTAGATTACTGGAGATCATATTGATTCCCTCATCATACAACTCCCGTTGCTTTTTCTGAATATAAGGCATAATCACTTATTCCGCTTTTGTGGCTTCATTTGCTTCGCCGACTTCGCTGTGTCCGCCTGATTGAACTCCGTCGCCACTGACTGCGGGATCCCCATCTTCTTCGCGAACTGCGGGTTGTGCGCTGCTGCTGCCATCGTCCGCGCTTGCTTCTTTGTCTTGCTCGGCATTCTTAGGTTCATCTCCAATAGTAATAGAAAACAGATGATGCCAGACTACTTCAATCTTTTGTTCCAGTGCAACCAGACGCTTCTTAAGATCAGAAAAGAAACCAAACATTTCCCACACTCCTTTTACAGTAGTTAATGATTCAATAATCTTTGTCAATCGTTCAAAACGGCAGATCTTCTTCAATAGATTCAATAGTCCCGACATCT